AGATAAAAAAAGAAATACTAGAATATGTAAAGATATATTACCTAAAGGATCTCTGGTAGTTTTTCCTTCTTTTGTATGGCACCGAGTTAAGCCAGTTAAAAAAGGATCAAGATACAGTTTAGTAATATGGAATTTAGGACGCCCTTTCGTATGAAGAAAAAAAAGAAAATAAAAATTAAAGAATTATGTCAAACTTCAGAAGGAGGAAAGGAGAAACCTGAAGTTCTTAATACCGAACATTATTTTTCTTCTCCTATCTATTGGACAGATAAACCTGAATGGGTGAAGACACTTAATACAGCATCAGATGCTTATATTAAACAGGCAAGATTAAATAATCTAGATGCGATTAAACAAAGAAATAAAAAATTTGGTAATAAAGGAGAACACCCATGGGTTCATCATTCAACTTCGTTGTTAGGAGATCCCCAATTCAAAGTTATACAAGATTATATCGGAGCAACCGCATGGAATCTTTTAGATGGTCAAGGATTTGATTTAACTAATCATAGTCTTTTTATTACAGAACTCTGGGTTCAAGAATTTTCTAAAGATGGAGGAGGTCACCATACTTTACACACCCATTGGAATGGCCATATCTCTGGATTCTTTTTTCTTAAGGCAAATGAAAAAACATCAATGCCTGTATTCGAAGACCCTAGACCGGGCCATGTTATGAATTTACTTCCTCAAAAAGATCCATCTCAAATAACCGTGGCTTCTAACCAAGTTAATTATCTTGCTAAACCGGGAAGACTTATATTTTTTAATTCTTATTTACCTCATATGTATAGTGTGGATAATGGTTATGATCCTTTTCGCTTTATTCATTTTAATGTACAAGCTATTCCTAATGGCCCGTTAGGCAAGCCTTTAAAACCAACATGGGCGGAGCAACATAAAAATGACAAGAAAAAATAAAATACTACACCTGCCTCAAGCTACACAGAATGCTTATGTTAAAACTATTTTAGGACAACATCCTAAAAAACTTCCAGATGATTTTGTGGAAACATTAATCGAAGAAAAAAGAAAACAATTATTAAAGGAGAAACATGTCATTCAAAAGAAATAAATATAAGGTTTTAAAACAAGCCATCTCTAAAGAACTAGCCGAGTTTGTGTATACTTACTTTTTAAATAAAAGAAGAGTAGCAAGATTCTTCTTTGATACACGATGGATTAGTCCTTTTGCAGAAGAATGGGGAACCTGGAGCGATGAACAGATTCCTAATACTTATTCTCATTATTGTGATATCGCTATGGATACTTTACTTCAAGGACTTCATAAAAAAATGGAAAAAGAAACAGGGTTTAAATTACAACCAGCCTATTCTTATGCACGAATCTATAAGCAAGGGGATATTTTACACAGACATAAGGATCGATACTCTTGTGAAGTATCTACCACATTGAATTTAGGAGGAGATCCTTGGCCTATTTATTTAGAACCATCTGGTAAAACTGGAATGGCTGGACTAAAAGTAAACTTAGATCAAGGAGATATGCTTGTTTATATGGGGTGTGAATTAGAACACTGGAGAGATCCTTTTCCTGGTAAAGATTGTGGGCAAGTTTTTTTACATTATAATGATAAAAGTAAAAAAACAGCTAAAGATAATCTGTATGATAAACGACCATTTTTAGGTCTTCCTTCATGGTTTAAAGGTTTTAAGTTGCCTCCACAGAAAAAATAAGATATAAGGAAGATCGGCGTGGGGGATTCTTTCCACCACAAAGGTCTTCTACGCCTCTTCATAAGCAGTTGAAATCCCCATAGATCTAGTATAATTTAAACTTAAACGGATTTTTCTATGCTACAAAAACTAGGTTTTACACCCGGCTTTAACAAACAAGTCACATCTACAGGTGCCGAAGGTCAATGGACTGGAGGTGACTATGTACGATTTAGATATGGCTCTCCTGAAAAAATAGGGGGCTGGCAGCAGTTAGGAGAAGATAAACTAACAGGAGCAGCTAGAGCTTTACACCATTTTGATGATAATGCTGGTGTTAAATACGCAGCTATTGGTACCAATAGAATTTTATATGTATATTCAGGGGGTCAATTTTATGACATTCACCCTATTCGAACCTCGATTGCGGGTTGTGATTTCACAAGTACCTCTTCAGAGAAGACAGTAACCATAACTTTTCCAAGTCCTCATGGACTCATCGATGATGACATTGTGTTAATGGAATCCGTAAGTGGAGTCACAGCGGTGGGTTCTACTTATAACGATGCTTCCTTTGAAGGAAAAAAATTTATGGTGACATCAGCACCAACCGCAAGCACGATTACGGTAACGATGGCAACCACAGAATCAGGAACTCCATTAAGTAATTCAGGAAGTGCCACAGCTAAATGTTATTATACCGTTGGACCGGCTCAGCAACTTGGAGGTTATGGATGGGGAACCGGATCTTATTCAGGGAGTTCTTCAGGACCCGCAACCACGACGCTGGCAACAGGTATCGCATCTGATGCTGGAGTTACTACGGTAGTGTTAGCCGACTCTTCTGCTTTTCCAGCTTCAGGAGAAATTAGAATTGGAACAGAAGACATTGGTTTCACGGCTAATGATACTGCAACGAATACTTTAACCGGAGGCCCAAGAGCCGCGAACGGAACCACGTTAGCTTCCCATTTAGCGGGAGCTACAGTTACTAATATTTCTGAGTATGTAGGATGGGGAGATGCTTCTTCTTCTGACTATACCATTGATCCTGGTTTATGGATCTTAGATAACTATGGTACAAAATTAATTGCTCTTATTTATAATGGAGCCTGTTTTGAATGGGATGCAGCAGCAGCCAATCCAACAGGACAACGGGCAACAGTGATGTCTAATGCACCCGCAGCTTCACGACACATGATTGTATCTCCTACCGATCGTCATTTAATTTTCTTTGGAACTGTAACAGGAAGTGATGTAACAGTAGCTGCTAATCAAAATGATATGTTTATTCGATTCTCGAATCAGGAAAGTATTAATGATTCAGATTCTTATACGGTAACCGCTAACAATACCGCAGGTACACAAAGACTTGCTAATGGTTCCAAAATTATAGGAGCTAAAAGAGGTCGAGATGTTATTTATATATGGACGGATACAGCTCTCTATCTAATGAGATTCGTAGGAGCTCCATTCACCTTCTCTTTCGAACAAGCAGGAACGAACTGTGGACTAATAGGTAAGAATGCAGCGGTGGAAGTAGATGGAACTGCTTTCTGGATGTCTGAAAATGGATTCTTTCAATATGCAGGTCAGCTGCAAACAATGCCATGCCTTGTTGAAGATTATGTCTACGATGGTTTAAATTCTACACCAAGAGATTTAGTAAACTGTGGATTAAATAATTTATTTGGAGAAGTAACCTGGTTCTATTGTAGTACAGGATCCGATGTAATAGATCGAATGGTAACCTATAACTACTTAGATTCCGTTATTGCTAAAAAACCAGTATGGACTACAGGAAGTTTACCACGTACGGCTTGGGCTGACTCAGCTGTATTTGATAAACCTCATGCCTGTTACTATAATAATGCCGATGATGCTTCTTATGATGTCGTAGGGAATACGGATGGAACTACAATCTACTATGAACAGGAAACAGGGACCGATCAAGTTAATGCTGGAGGAGTTATTACTGCAATAGCAGCTAACATTCTTTCAGGGGACTTTGATATTACTCAGAAACGAGCAGGCTCAGGACAAATAATTGGCATGCCAGATTCCAGAGGAGACGGGGAATACATTATGAGAATTAGAAGAATGATTCCTGACTTTATTAGTCAAACGGGAGATACTCAAGTGACCTTAATGTTGAGAAATTACCCTAACAACGCCGCAGCAAGTTCTCCATTAGGACCCTTTACAATCACAAGTTCCACTGCTAAAGTGGATACACGCGCAAGAGCACGAGGAATTGCGTTTAAAGTAGCAAACACTGGCTCAAGTGGAGGGTCATATCAGGCCCAAGACTGGAAGCTAGGAACATTTAGACTGGACATACATCCAGACGGGAGAAGATAATGGCAAATGAATGGTGGATGAATAACCGAAATAACATGAGAGGATACGGAAATACTGGTGTTACTACTGGCTTTAATCCTAATAGTATGGCTGCAATGGTAGGGCGTACTAATTGGACACCTGAAAAAATATTAGAAGAAACAGAAACAGAAACAATATATCCTGATGATAATGACATCGACGCTACGTATAGAGCCGAAGATGCATTTTATCGACCTCAACCAAGTAAATTTAGTTGGCCTGGTATTATAGGTCTCGCTAAAAAAGTAATTGAACCTAATACAAGAGAAGAAAATTTTGGCTTAGCAACTTTTTCACGAAACCCAACAACAGGAAGAGTGGTTGGCAGTCCTGTTTATGATGTCTTTGCTGGTGGTAATGTAGCAAGCGCTTTTGGTAAAGGATTGGGTAACAGAGCACAGAAAAGAATTGATACAATAGAAAATACTTTAAGAACTAAATATAATTTAAGTGATGAAGAAATAGAAGATGTTTATGCTGGAAGTTATAGGGGTGATATAAACACTCAATTAATATCAAGACTACAAAATTTTAACAATCAATTAGGTAATTATAATAAAGCACTAGGAAACTGGCAAGGTTCTGGTATTGATACGCGTACTGGAGGCGACAACAGAGGATATGTAGGAGCTCAATTCGGAGATCGTAATTATGCAGATCCTGGTGTAGATGCTGCAGAAAACCAACCTATTAGTAATCAAGGATATAGAAGCGCTCAATTTGATGGTGCTACAACTCGAGCTGAATATGACAGAAATCCAACTGGCTATTCCGGAAGTTTTAACAAAGGCGGAAGAGTAGGTTTATATGCAGGAGGTCCCCCAGAAATGGAAGAAGACACTATGACAACTATGGAATTCATGCAAGATCAAGGCATTCCTTTTGGTGAAATGGCTTCTAATCCGGATCCCATGGCTGAATTAAATGA